GAATGAAATGTCTGATGGTAAAAGAGGGGCACTTCTTTCTTTTGCTTATAATCTTGGTGCTGGTTTCTATGGTGGTGATAACTTCAATACCATTACACGCACACTGAAGAATAAAGAATGGGATAAAGTTCCCGATGCTCTTTACTTGTACAGAAATCCTGGGTCTAATGTAGAAGCAGGCCTTGCTCGTAGAAGAAAAGCAGAAGGCGAATCTTGGAAACACTAATATGAAAACATTCCAGCAATTTATAACTGAAGCCTCTAGTTGTGATAGAACAAGTGTGGAGGAATTTGAGAAACTTATTCCTAAGTTTCTTCCCTTTGTTTTCAAGGAATTGAAAATAACTAAAAAGGAAATTCCTCCTATGCATTTCCCTCATAGTTCTCATAATGGTGGTGATGGACTTCATGTAAAAAACATTCCTGGAATTACATTTACTACAAATTCTGGATTTGCTCAGACAAAACATACATTTGGACAAACAAGTAAAAAAAATCGCATCGTAGTTTATATTGAAAATCGTCATCCACTTGATGCTTTGAGAACTCTCGGACACGAAATCGTTCATTATCACCAACATATCAATGGTGTTCATGGTGATGGTGTCACTGGAAGTCCAACAGAGAATGAAGCAAATGTTCGTTCTGCTATTATGATGAGAAACTTTGATGATGCTTATCCAGAAGTCTTTAAAATGCCTGCTATAGAATAAATAGTATCAATCATTACTGATTCACTGATCTTAACTGATCTGAATCTACATATTCCAAGTCACGATTCCGTGATTTGGTGAATACTTCATCTTAAACAATTCCTTTGTTTTCGTTAGTAAACATCAAGTCACGGAATTTCTATGTCTAATTACGCATCAAAGGCGCTCGCTGCAGCGTCTGTGCTCTTACTTGGAGTGCCAACAGCAGCATTGTCTCACACTAACTCTATTGGATATGTTGGTGGAGGTAATGGATCGGTTACTTTTTGGTATGGTAACTGGCATCCAGGAACTACTTTCAATGAAGGTACTTTAACTCTACAAGGTATCAATGGAACTAGTTTTTCTCCATCAACTGTTAACTGGTCCTTACTTTCAGGAACAATGCCAGATGGATTGATTCCTGGAACAAACTACTTTACCTCTAATGGAACTGCATTGGTTCCTTATGATCCAAATATTCAAACATCGTACACTTGGCAAGGTGTAACTTTTACTGGACTTTCTGCTGGTGATTATAAATTTACTTACAATGCTGCAGGTTCTCCAACAGTAAACTGGATGCCTATGGATAGTGTTATTCTTTCTAGTACAGTTTCACTTTCAGCAGCGGCTCTTTCTGGTGATGCTAACCAAAATGGTATTCTTGACATTTATGAAACTGGTGGAACACCTCCACCAACAGTTACATCAACTGCTAGTGGAAATTCTATTGTTACTACATCAACCACTACTGGTACAAGAACTACATCAGGAACCCCACATAGACATGTAATGGGCACTGATGCAAATGGAAATCAAACTGAAACTCATTACACTGATTCGGCAGTCACAACTATTCCAACAACCACAGTTACAACTACCACAACTCCAGTAACTGTAACTACCTGGAGTGATGGTTCTACCACTACAACAAATGGAACACCAGTTGTAACTTCAGTCACCACTGATGATAACGCTGGAACAATGGTTATTACTCCAACCAATATAATTGATTGGGTTAAAACCAGAACTTATAATGTTGCTGCTGTTTCTTCAGTAGAATATACAAAATCTGAAGGTAGTGGCACACAAAAAGTTAATGCTTATAAAACCACCACAACTACAACTACTCCAGTTTATACAAAAGTATATCCAAACGGAAATCCAACAGAGGTAACATCCGGTTCATCAACCGTTGATGTTGCATACGCATCAAAAGATTATAGTGGACGCATTGACCAATATGATACTCTTGATAAAGTCAATAGTAGTATTAATAATCTGTTAGATCACGAACCATCACAGACAAAAGAAAAGTTCAGAGTATTCTCAAATAATCACTATATCTATTCTTATGGTGATGGATATACCGCATCAAGTACAGCATTTGGTGGTGGATTTGAATATGATATTAAACCAACTTGGACTGTTGGTGCTCAATATAATAAAATAAATGTTGAGTTAGTTGGGACCGATAGTTATTCAACTCAAAAGAAGGACCATATTGGTATCTTCAATGCACTATATTCCAAGTGGACTACACTTAATACTAACTTTGGATATGCTAAAAATACTTATAATGTTGGTAGAACTGTTGAAAGAGTATTTTATAATCAAAGCACTCCAAATGGTAATGAGTGGTGGTTACATAATAGATTGTATGTTCATCCAACAACTGGCGTTTCTCCATATATTGGATATACAGTTGGTCAACTTCGTAGAGATGGTTATACTGAAATTGGTTCTATTCAATCTGCAAGAACTGTAGATTCATTAAATCAAACTAATCATACTGGTGAAGTTGGTTTAAAACTAGAACATAAATTTGGCAAGTTTGGTGTGAGTATTGACGGTTCTTATGATACTGATAGTGTTATAAGTGCATCGGCATCAATCAATTATAATGAAATGATTTTCATTGAAGGTAATTATGATACTGATGGTACAATTTATAATGCTTCTGGTGCTGCTAAAGTTAAGTTTAGGTTCTGATGAATGGTATCATTCCTTTTAGAATGATAAATCCGTTAAATGGGAGGAGAATGTTTGTGAAATTGTTTAATCCTGACAATTTTCCTCCTATTGACATAAAATATTGGTACGGATACTAAATACATAGGACTCACATTCACTCATAGGACCGATGAGCGATAATACTCAAAAAAGAGAAAAATGTATGAGCACTATCATTAGGATTTCAGTTTTGAGTTGGAGTGCTGCATTACTTACCGCTAGTTATGCTGGTCTTCTTGCGAAGATGGACCCAACATTTATTGCAACAGTATTTACTGCTGCTGCAGCAACTTTTGGAGTTGATACTCTGAAGAAAGGCGATAAGGATGAAGACGAAAAAAAAGAACTCCCAAGAACTGAATTTGTTGTAGAACCTACACCAAGCCCAGTTTCAGAAACACCAGTATCTTCAGGACTTGAAGAAAGAGTTGGTGCTTTGGAAGCAAAAGTAGAAGGTGAAGAAGGTGAAGGATTTGTAACACCCCGTACAGGTGTATAAAACAAATGAGGCATTATGGCACGAGAGTGGAATACTCCCAAGCGTGAGTGTTGGAATAAACCGATACATCAAATACTCAAAGCCATAGATAATCACACCCGTCTTTATTTGGAGACGGGTGATTTTTGGCACGAAGAACAGTCACAAATATTACGAAAATATGTCAAAGATTTAAAAGTTTTTATACATAAGGAAGAAGGATGGTGGGATGAATGAAAAAACTTCTTACAGCAATCGGACTTTCATTAAGTCTAACTTTACCAACACTTGCAGTTACTCCGGGTAAAGATATTCAAGATCTTCCAGATCATAGTAATGCTGCTCTTGGGTGTATGATCCTTTTAGAATGTATGAAAGGTGTAGAACAAATACACGCAGACTATAAGTTTAAGGGATTTATTCCAGAAATGGAAGAAGAAGCATCAAAAATTATTGTTGCTTTAGATAAGATTAATGTTGGTGTTTATATCGGGGATACAAAATACTTCCCAAGATATTTAAATGGGATTTATAAACCAGATTACAATAGATTCTTCATTCGCAGAGACCTCCTAGACGACCCCAGAGGGTTTCTGAGCACCCTCCGACACGAAGGATGGCATACAGTTCAAGATTGTATGGCAGGAGGGGTTTCAAATCCATTTATTGCACAAGTCTATCACGATGATCAAATTCCAAATTGGGTAAAGGCAAGAGCAGATCAACTTTATGGTCTTGCGGGACAAGGTGCAGCAATTCCTTGGGAAGCGGATGCAATTTGGGCAGCAAATCAAAAAGGTGAAACTGCAAAAGCATTAGAAGCGTGTGCAAATAAAACTTTGTATAAGGAATATCCACCAACACCAAAAACAAAAGAATGGTTAATTGGTTGTGGATTTATGAAACCAGAAGGTAAATATTATCCATATCACGAGAACAAAAAGAAACAGGAGTGTATTCCTAAAAAATGAACGACTTTCCTTGGGGTGTAATGGTAATACTTGGATCAGGTTTAGTATTCACTGCTTGGTGCATTTACTATATACTACGACTGGCATATTTGGAAACAAAAAATGAAACAAATAGCATTGATTCTATCAGCAACAAGTCTTCTCATTAGTGGTGCTTTGTGTGTAGGTGCTTATGTTACCTACAAGAAAGCAGAAGCAATTCTCAACAACCCAGAAGATTTTGTTGGTGCTGTTGTAGAGAAGCAAGTCAATAAAGCATTTGAAAAATTACCTATCCCTAAACTAAATACAGGGAAGTTTCAATTACCATTCTGATGTCACTAAAGGATCC